CCGGTGCACCAGCGACATTTTCCGGTGCACCAGCGACATTTTCCGGTGCAAAAATTTTTTCGTGAAATGGTCTCAAAGCATTGCAGCACAACAGTTTCCGGCCCCAAGAAAATTTTTGATTTTGTGGTAATAAAATCAATAATATCAAACAAATCAAGGGAATGCGCCCGTAAAAACGGGCGCACCCCCTGATGTATAATAGCCATGTGGAACCTGTAAAAGCAATGTTAAGGTCTCCCGAGACCTGAATAATGACCGACTGAAAGAAGGTGATGCAGGCCCAGCAGAGCAGATCCGGCAGCCAAAACATAATTGACGGCGGGAAAGACCGCAGAAAGGAAAAGTATGAAATCAAATCTTGAAGACATCTCCGCAGAACTCGAAGGACTGTCCGCGCTTGTGTCTGTCCTTAGTGAGCCGTTTCTTGAAGACGACGGCATGCCCACCGCAGGGACAACCGGTAAAGCACTCTTTGCCTTGAGCTGCTATGCCGAGCGTCTGTCCGATGATATTTTGGCAATCTCTGAGATAGAAAGAATGGAGGCGGCAGCCAATGATTAAGATCATGCTTGCCGAACGCCTGGCCGAGCGCGGCCTTACTCAAGCCGACCTTGCCAGGGCAACGGGGATCCGCGCAGCAACGATCAATGACCTTTATCACAATCGCGCGCGCCAAATCAGCATAAAGAACCTAAACGCGATCTGTGAAGCCCTACTTTGTGACTTGCCGGATCTGCTGACCCAGCATTATGACCTGGTAAAGCAGCGGGAAGCCCAGGCAAGAAGAAAAATAGCGGATGCCCCGGCCGTCCAAACCAAAGGCACCCGCTAAGAGATAGCACACCCGAAAAGGGGCGTACTGCTGATATTATATGCGTGTACGCCCCGGAAATCAAGAATTGAAAGGATAACACGCTATGAAAAGCATTCAAATGTTCGTCGAAGATTCAACTTTGAAAGAAATCATTTTCGGCATAAACCAGGTAAGCGCCGGGATGGAGCAGGCCGCCTTTGATTCGACCTTAGAGGGCATATATACAAAGCGGCCAGAGCTGCCGGACGAAACGAACGCGCGCATTTTCCTTGATTCCTACTACGATCTGACCGCAGGCGCGTTTCGTCTGATTGCTGCAGCGTCGGACATTCTCTGCACGGCCCTCGTGAACATGGATATAGACATCGTTTCGAGCGACGATGCAAAGAAGATCCAGCAGCTTTCCGAAAGGGGGGCGCAGAAATGAAAGAGAACATGAACGCAAAGACAGAGCTTGATATAAAAAACGAAATTTTTTCATTGACGCCGGTGGATCAAGTACTCGTCTTGTGTCTTATCAAGTGCATGGAGGCCGTCCCGGAGGGCGAAACGCTGAACAGCTACGAGCCGACGAAAGAAATAGTTTCGGCTTTCCAGGAAAAGACCGCGGCGGGATCTGCCACGCCCCAGGACTGTGAAACCTTTGTTGAAGATCTGGAACATGCCTTGAATATCCCTGCAGATCCGCGCAGAATCCGGTATGACTTCCGGGATCTTCGGCAGAAGATCCTCGGCCAGTATGGAACCCTCAAAGCATTTGCCGCAGCTATGGGCCTTCACCCGTCCACATTGCGCCGTTGGCTGAAAAACGTCTTGTCTATGCCTATCTGGGCCATAAACAAAATGATGGAACTGCTTGACATGTCAAAAGAAGACGCAACGCGCTTTTTCTTCACCTTAGAATCAGATGCCTATATGCAGATGCAGGCACCGCAGAAAGCCGAGCAGCAGCAAGAATAAACCGCAGAGCAGAGGGGCGGCCCAGCTGCCGCCCCCCGGAAAGGGATATAATGACAATCGAGGATCTGAAAGCAAAATTGCAGAATGTTCATGAAAGAGGCAGCAGCTATACGGCAAGCTGCCCCTGCAGGCAAAATCACAAGAACGGCGACAGAAACGAAAGCCTGTCCTTCAAACTGGATCCGAACTCAGGGAAGATCCTGATATACTGCCACACCGGATGCCGTATAGACGAAATCTGCGCGGCCCTCGGCTGTACAACCGCGGATCTGATGCCGGATAAGGATCTGAATAGCCGTGATAGTTTGCTGAAGTGGTATGCGAACAAAAACGGCTTTTCATTGGAAAAGGTTTATTCTTATGATTACGGGAAATACCATGATGGACTTGCAAAGGCACGATTTCGTAAGCCGGACGGCAAAAAATCCTTTGCCTGGATCAAATCGGACAGCAGCAAGAGAAACGGCGTTTCAATGGGCCACGATGGATGCCCGAACCGGCTATACATGCGCGGGGATCTGAAGGATCCTTATGTTTTCCTCGTGGAAGGTGAAAAAGACGCGGATAACCTTCACAATCTCACCGGATGGACAACGGCCAGCGCCGAGAACGGCGCAAAAGATCACGACAAAGACCCCGGCAAGAAATGGCTTGCCGAGTATACGCAGCAGCTATCCGGCAGCTTCGTATATATCCTGTTCGACAACGATGCAGCAGGCCGGAACTTTGCCCAGATCGAGGCCGCAGCCCTTCAGGATCACGCGGCAGCCGTCTTTCTCGTGGATCTTTGCGCAGTATGGCCGGAATGCCCGGAGAAAGGCGATATTTCGGACATGATAGAGGCCTTGGGCGACGATGAATCAAAAAAGCGCCTTGATGCAGCCTTGAACTTATGCACGGAATACGAACCGAACCAGGACGAACCGAAAACCGAACCGGCCGAGCAATCCCCCGTTGATCTATTCGATGATTTCATGCAGAAGATCCAGACCGAGGCATACAAGCCCATGAAAACCGGGATGCCTGCATTTGACCAGCTTCTCGGCGGCGGGATCTTGCCTCAGTCTCTTGTCATTCTGTCTGCAGCACCCGGAACAGGCAAGACAAGCCTTGCACAACAAATATTTGAAGCAGCGGCAGCAGACGGGACACACGTCATATTTTTGAATCTGGAAATGTCCAGGGAGCAGCTACTCGCCCGCAGCATGTCCAGGATCATGCACAGGCAGGGCCACAGCATGAGCGCAGCGGAGATCCTGAAGGGCTATGTCTGGAAGAACAACCCGGCCAGGGCGGCAGAAGTGAACCAGGCAGCCGCCGAGTATAAGAAGCGCATTGCCGGACAGATGCACTATAACCCGCCCGGATGCACAACGGACATAAACAGCATAGCTGACACACTGGACACAGCAGGCAGAAAGGCGCAGGAAGCCGGGAAGCCCGGCCCTGTTTGTGTCCTGGATTACCTTCACCTGGTAACTTCAGACCGAAAGGAAGAATCCGCCGAGATCATAAAGAAAGCTATTACGATCTTGAAGGACTATGCAATCAGATACAACACCTTTGTGCTTGCGATCAGCGCGAACAACCGAACCGCGAACAGCAGCGGCAGTATAACGCTTGAGTCTGGCCGCGATACAAGCGGCATTGAATACGGCGCTGATTATCAGCTTGCCTTGAACTATCGAGCATTGCACGAGCGCTCAGAAATCGAAGTAATACGCGATGGAGTGCAATGTTATGAGAAAGCGTCTGCATCAAACCCGGATCACATGGAGGCGCTGCAGAAGACAAATCCGCGAAAAATGCTTGTCCAGGTTTTGAAAAGCCGGATGAATGCCCCCGGCGGCAAACTGTATTTGTCATTCGATGCAGCAAACAGCGTTTTTATACCTGAAGATACCACGAGGACAGCACCGGCCGCGGGCGGAATGCTCGTTTCTGGATTTCGTGAGATAACAACCCCGGATCCAGACAACCCCTTTTTATAAATCGGATCCAGCGCGTAAAAGACGGAGATCCCGGCGACGGGAACCCCGTCTTTTTTCATGCCTGGGCAATGTTAAGGTCTGCTAAGACCTGGACATAAAAGGCATAAAGGGCACCTTTGAAATACTTTGTTTCTTGTACTTTCTTTATATCCGTGATATAATCTACACAAGGCCCACAATAGACACAATAAAGCGCACAAGAACAAAATCAAGTGAAAGGATGGTATAACATGACCGAAGAAGCACGCCAGGCCAGAAACGCATATAAGCGCGAATGGTACAAGAAGAACCCCGGCAAGCGGGCAGAGTATGAAGAAAGATACTGGCGCAAGCAGGCCGAGCGCGCCGGTAATGCCCCGGCAAAGGAAGCCGAGAAAGGCAGAGTATGAGCTATTACAGAGTGTGTCCGGCTTGCGGCGCGTTCCTGGATCCCAATGAGCAATGCGACTGTGAGAGGGAACCGGAAAAAACGGCGAAAACCGGACAAACCAGGACAAAAGCCGCCAAAAAGGACAGTGAAGCAGCATGAGCCTGTCGTTACAACAGCAAAAGGCCATTGCGGCGCTACTCACCAGCAAAAACAAAGCTGCTGCTGCCTCGGCCGCGGGAATATCAACGCGAACTTTACAGCGATACTTTGAAGACGCGGAGTTTACCGAGGCATACAAGGCCGCCTTTGCCGGTTTGGTGGAGGATGCGACCCGGCAGGCCCAGCAGATCATAAGCCCCGCCTTTGATACTCTGGAAGAGATTATGCGCGATAATGAGATCACGCCCGCGGCCAGAGTGAGCGCAGCAAGGGCAGCGCTTGAATACACCCTACGTCTGACCGAGGCAAACGACATCATAGCTCAGATCCGCGAAATAGCAGGGGGAGAGCCGTAATGTATTATGACAGATACCAACGGCAGCTTGCCCAGCTAAAAGGCACTGTGAGGCCCAGGGCGCAGCCGTGGGACGTGCTGCAGCATGAGGCCGAGATCTACCACCCTTTGCACGACGATGTAGTAGCAGGCCGGCACCGCTTTTACAATCTTCCAGGAGGCCGCGGCAGCTGCAAAAGCAGCTTTGTCAGTTTGGAGATTGTCAGCGGCATAATGCAAGACGAAACAGGGCTTTCAAGTGCAATCGTATTCCGGCGCACGGGATCCACCTTGCGCGAAAGCGTCTTTTCTCAAATATCGTGGGCAATAGACGTTCTCGGCGTGGCGGATCTATGGAAAGCGACCATTTCCCCATTGAGCTACACCTACAAGCCGACCGGCGCGCAGATCATTTTCCGCGGCCTGGACGATTACAGCAAGCTAAAGTCTATCAAGCCCAGGCGCGGCGCGTTCAAATTCATTTGGTTTGAGGAATTTGCAGAGCTGCCCGGCCCGAACTTCGTCCGCAGCGTCCTTCAATCAGTCATGCGCGGCGGGGATGAATTTATCTGCTTTCGGAGCTTCAACCCCCCGCAGAGCCGTAATAATTGGGCGAACGTCTTTATAGCTGACCCGGATCCGCGCGCCGTGACCCTGCACACGACATATCTTGACGTGCCGGCCGAGTGGTTAGGCCCGGCGTTTCTGGAAGAAGCCGAGAGGCTGAAAGCCGTTAATCCGTCCGCTTATGAGCATGAATATTTGGGCAAGGCGACAGGAACCGGCGGCGCAGTATTCGAGAATCTGGAAGCGCGGGAAATCACCGACGACGAAATCAAAGAACTGCAGTACATCTATGCCGGGATCGACTTCGGCTTTTCCGTGGATCCGGCCGTATTTCTCCGCGTTGCTTATGATCGGAAGCACGACACTGTATATCTGCTGAATGAGATCTACCAGCGGCACCTAAGTAATAAGCAGCTGGCCGATAAGATCAAGGCCCAGGGCTTTGACAAGGCCGTGCCGACCGGAGAAGTATATCATTCTCTTTTCGGCCCCATGACCTTTAAGGACGAAAAGCAGCTGATTATATGCGACAGCGCAGAGCCTAAGAGCATCAGCGACCTACAGGGCGAGGGCTTAAAGGCCATTGCCTGCACCAAGTACCCCGGCAGCGTCAACTATGGCATTAAGTGGCTGCAGCACCGGCGCATAGTAGCAGATCCGGCCCGCACCCCGAACGCCTACCGCGAATTTATGGCTTATGAGTATGAGCGCACCAAAGACGGCGAACTGCTGGCCGACGTGCCGGACAAGGACAACCACACCATAGACGCGGCCAGATATGCCCTGCAGAACCTTATAGGGAACCGCAGGGAAGCAGCTTAAGGGAAAGGAGGCGCAGAACATGGCATTTATGCGGATTCATTGCGGCTATTGCGGCCAGCCCTGGGAGATCTACAGCAGGGACGATTGGAAAGGCGACAAAGCCCGCACTTGTCCTCATTGTCAGAACAAGATAGATCGGCAGACCTGGAACAATCACGTTTTGCCGGCTTTCGGCAGCGTCCAGGATGCAAACGCCGAGCTTATCAAGGACAGCATGGGGTTTAAAACCCCGCTGTACACCGTGGACTTTATCGAGGATCGTATCTTTGACGGCCGGCAGAATCCTAATTTCAAGTAGGATCCTCAAAAAGCGAGAAAGGAGCTGAAATAATGGCCGGAAGCCCAATTACAAAAGCGTGGCATGAGAAGAGATACGGAAAAGGCCCGGAAAAAAAAGAGCCTCGCAGTATCAGAGAAAAAATGCAATCCATCCACGAGGACGTATTCGGAACGCCCGAACCTCAAAACCAATTCATGGTTTACAAAGACAAGCATGGAACCGAAGACGACGACATGAAAGGAGATAAAGAATGAACACTACAAGGCTTTATAATGCAGTATCGGCCTTTGTGCAGGCCAGAGCAGACGCCCGCGAGGAATTCCAGGTTATGGCCCGACGCTATGAGAGGGCGCGCGGATCCCAGATGTACACCGACGAAATGAGCAAGGCCCGGAAGAAGCGCGAAGAGGCTATTGCTGCTGCGCAGACTGCCGCGCGGCAGGAAATCCGGGAAACCCTGCAAGCTATGGCCGAAAAGGCCAGCAAAATCAAAATGCTGCCGCCCACAGAGGAACAGCTTCGTATTCTGCAGCTGCTTTCGATGAAAGAAACGATCACAGCCGCCGAGTGCGCAGGCGCAGCGAACGCTATGGAGGGCAACGCTGCCGCACTTTCCCTGCTTGACGAACTGGCAAACAAAGCCGGCGTTCTCCATTCTCCCTATGCAAAAAGCCAGTCTGTGAAGAGTTACGACCCTGAAACGGCAAGGCAGACCATTAAGGAACTGGGGGCGGCGTGCTACGAGATCATCGAAAACACGTCCGGCGCGAAAAAGCCTGCGCTGCTTGCCAAACAGTGGCACCAAAACAAATTCGGCGGCACCTTCGACCCCGACGAGCTGCCCCAGGAGGAACCCTACAAGGATGAAGACGACTTTTACATGCAGATGAACATTCCGCTTTCCGCGTTCTCTGCTGCCGTGGACTAAAGGGGGACGCGCAATGCCGAACATGGACAGCTATTTTGATTGCGAGATCGAGAAAGAAATTGCCGTCCTTCACAGCCGCGGCAAGTACACCCTTGAACTCAATATCGTGTCTTTCAATGGCCGACCGGCGAATTATGATATTCGCCGTTGGGGACTGAACGCAGCAGGCGAAAAATACCCGGCCAGGGGAATAAGCCTTACCCTCGAAGAACTGCAGGCCCTTAAAGACCAGCTGGACGATATGGACATATAAGAGAGCCAACGCAAAGCGCAGCAGGGCCGTACAGATCCGCGCGGCCCTGCTGTCTATCCTTGAATTGGAGGCTTACAGCACATGGAGAACACAATCACAGAAATGTGCCAGGCAATCCGCAACTATTTTGTCGTCTGTACTCATTCTGGAACCTTCGAGATAAAATCCGGATCTATCACAGCGCCTTTTCTTTCGCCTGGGCAATATTTCTGTATCTGCAATTCGTTTTTCAATGACGGCGTACACCTGTACCCGGCACACGATTTGAGAAACGAAACATTCACCGGCGACATTCTCGTTATGGATCTGCCGCACGACTTTTTACAGCTTGCCGAGGAAATCAAAGCATGGCGCGAACGATACGAAACCCCAGACGGCCCGGCACTGTCCCCCTTCTCTGCTGAATCGTTCGGAGAATACAAGTACAAGCGCGGAGATAATGCCGCAAGCTGGATAACTGTATTCGGATCCCGTCTAAGCGCTTACAGAAAAATCACATTGAAGCCGCGTCTATAACGGCAACACAGGGCCGCGGATAATGCGGCCCTGCTTATTTCGGAGGGCCTTATGTTGTCAATTCTGGAACTGGATACATACTTTCAAGCCCTGAAGACTGTTGAGGATCTGCAAACGCGCATAGAATCATCCACCATAAAGGCCGTGCGCTATGATCGAGCCGCCGGCAGCGTCACCTATACGACCGATACCGTCGGAAAATTCATAACCAAAGCAGAGAGCAGGGCCGATATGCTGGCACGGATCCGGAAATACATCAAAAGGACCCGCCCAGCCGTCGAACAGACCATAACCGCAGCCGTGGCCGGTATGCGAGGCAGCCAAGCTATCAAAATCGAAATGACTTTGAAGATGCACTACCTTTCCGGCCGAGATTGGGAAGAAATCGCAGATTTATTCAAGACAGACGCGGCCCAGCTCAAAGACAAGGCCCTGCAGCGTCTTCAACGGATCAAGGGAGGGGAAACAGATCATTCCGGCTATACTGACACAGAGATATGACAAATTGCAGGAAATACATACCGCCCGGCAGCTGCTGGCCGCAATCCAGGCAAGCGGGATCGAGGGCCAGGACGCGCAATTTATTTCCGATAAGATCCAGACCATTGAAACGGATCTGACCGAAACGGCAGCCGCAGCACAGCAGCTTATAGGCAGCATAGATGATATGCAAGCTCGTGTCTATGCCGGTATTCACTTCCAATGCGGTTATGAATGGGCCGAAATAGGGGAGATCTTCCATATCAGCACCGATGCAGCCAAAAGCCGAGCATATCGCTATTTGAACGCTATCCCCGTACTTACAGAATGAAAGCGCGCCGAGATCAAGCCTGCTTTCATTCTGTAAGCAGATCCCCAGCCCCTCGGAGAGCACACGGCACTTTGCAGCCGACCGGCTGAAAGTGTCATAGTGGGTTATCATACTTTGAAAAAGTCGTTCACCTGAACCGCCTGCGCATCTTTGCAGGCGGCGTTTTTTGCGCCCTGGACGCACTCGGCCAAAGATAGACAACTACACGCCCTAAAGCATACAGGCCCGTTGCAACGCGAAATTTTGCCCAATGCGGAGAGATTACAGCGCCCCCATTGCCCGGCCCTTTTCTATGTTAAGGTCTACCAGGACTTAATCAATGCCAGATCATACAGAAAATATTTTTCGTGTGTACTTGACACGCAAGAACAAAAACTATATACTAAGGAAAAAGAGAAAGTAAAAGCAAAAGAACACGAACCGAAATAAGAAAAGGGAGGATCTGGACAATGACAAACCTGATAACCGTGCCGGATGCAGGCTTGCAGCAGCAGGGCACCGCCGATATACAGACCTTACTTGCAAAGTTTTGGATGGACTATAGAAACGTCAAGGATGTAACCAGGGAAAGCTACACCGTCTGTCTCCGCTGCTTCGCTGCCTGGATGCAAGAAAACAATATCCTTTATCCGCAAAGGGCGGATCTGTACAACTATGTGAATTACCTTGCATCTCCGCACCCTCGGCGCGCCCGCAGCGATCGGCCCGGCAGCACACCGGGCAGCGTGTTCACGATGAGCGCAGGAGGGCAGGCGCGCTATCTCCGCGCTGTAAAATTGTTCTTCAAGTGGTGTTCTCAGAATCCGGCCCCGTATTACTACCCGAACATTGCCGACGGCGTGAAGGGCGCGAAATGCCGCGCTGACAACACGAAGCGCGATGCACTCACCAAAGAAGATGCGATCAAGTACCTTAATTCGATCCCCAGGGACAGCGCAGCCGGAAAGCGTGATTATGCTATGTCCCTTCTGTCTTTGACTTGCGGATTGCGTATCATTGAGCTGCAAAGGGCCGATATTGGAAACATGGAAGTCATCGCAGAGGAAAATGTTTTGTTTATCCAGGGCAAAGGCCGAGACGAAGCAGACGAATACAAGAAGCTGACCCCTGAGACATACAGCGCGATCATGGATTACCTGAAGACCAGGAAGCGCACCGATGCACACGCGCCTTTGTTCGCCAGCGTCGGCAACCGCAGCATGGAACAGCGCTTGACCGAGCCGTCAATCTCACGAATCATCAAAGACCGTCTTATTGCTGCCGGTTTCAATTCGCACAGGATCAGCGCACATAGTTTGCGGCATTCGTCTGTTACGTTCCTTCTCGAAGCAGGCGCGAACATTCAGGAAGCCCAGCACCACGCCCGGCACGCAAGCCCCGAGACGACCGGGATCTATGCTCACAACCTGGACAAGCGCAAAGCGCACCACGAGCAAATGATTTATGATTTTCTTTTCGATAAGGAACAGGATCCAACCACAAAGGCCGTCAACTACATGAAGCGCATGACCGCAGCGCAGCAAGCGCAGATCCTTCAGATCATGCAGGCAATGGCTATTTGAGAACCGGCAAGCAGGGCAAGTGTCATGACACTTTGAAATTTAGGGAACCCAAACCCTAAAGCTCGACGCGAAAAACACAAAACATCGTTTTTCGCCCCGCTGGAGAGAATAGCAGAGGCCCCGGCGGGGAGATCTTCACCCGGCCCGCCCCGAATCAATCCAGAGGCCCCAAAAAGCCGCAAATATTACAGCCTGGCATAAAATCCACGCTGCAGCGGCCCGGATCACGACCGGCCGCGCCGTAAATTGATTGCGGAGGGGAAAGGGGACTGCAATATACCAGCAAGCATCGCCTTTGTCATCCCACACCGGCGGGATTCCTCGGCAAATACCAGGGGGGTAACCCCCTGTTACCCCCTTTTTGCCCCGAATGGAGCAAATAGGAGCTGCCCCGACGGAGAGATACCTGTAGCAGGCTGTCCGATTCCACGTTGACGATGAGGACAAAGGGGTGAACGAATTTAGCACCCCCGGCGGGAAACAGATGATCCCTGTTATCAACGAATGCAGAGGACAGGCTTAATTCCAAAACTCAATAACGAATCGTTACTGAGTTTGGGCCAGCGCGGCGGATGGCTTATCAATGAGTCCGGCCTTTACTCCCTGGTACTCGGCAGCAAGCTTCACCCGAACCGCCTGCAATCGCTCCAGAAGCCCCAAAAATGAAAAGAAAGAAGGTGAACGCATGGCACACCCCGGCGGCAGACCAAGAAAGACCATTGCCGCAGCAGAGATCCCGCAGCAGGACTACTTCACCGTCGCCCAGGCCGCAGAACTGACCGGATCCCATATTCACACGATCCAGGCCAGACTAAGAGACGGCACCTTGAAAGGGAAAAAACTGGGCGGAGTTTGGAAGATCTACCGCGAATCTCTTGTCAATGAAAAAGTAGATTCAGACCTTAACATTGAAAAGAGGTGAAATTTTTGGTTATCACTGTAGCTTTTGGCAAAGGTGGAAGCTGCAAAACCAGCACAGCACATGCCCTCGTGAACTATGCCAGGATGCAAGGAAAGTCTGTCCTCGCTGTCGACTGTGACCCGCAGGCGAATTTCAGTTACGCACTCAGGGGCGATCTGACCGCAAGCGGCCTTTTCGCTGTCCTGACCGATCAAGCGCAGGCTGCCGACGTGATACAGCACACCCCGCAGGCGGATCTAATCGCAGCCGGATTGAATCTTGCTGCCGCTGAACAGGCCATAGCCGGGAAGCCTGGGCGCGATTTCATTTTACGCGCTGCCCTAGATCCGATCCGCAGCCGCTATGACATCATCGTAATTGACACACAGCCGGATCTAAACAGCCTGCTGATAAATGCCCTGTCTGCTTCAGATGAAGTCTTGCTGCCGATGCAGGCAAACAGCTTTTCGATCCTCGGCCTTTACCAGATGCAAGAGACCATTGCCCAGGTGAAACGCTATTGTAACCCGTCTCTGCAGATTGCCGGAATAGTCTTGACGAAATACAAGCCCCGGCAAACACTGGCAAGCGAACTCCGCGAAAGCATCATGCAGCAGGCCGCGGATATGGGCACCCGCGTACTTGATACTTACATCCGGGAAGGTGTAGCCGTCGAACAGGCCCAGGCTATGCAGCAATCACTTTTTGAATTTGCGCCAAGCTCGAACCCGGCGAAAGACTATGCAGCACTATTCCATGAAATGAAGATCTGAAAGGAAGTACAATCATGGCAAAGAAATTTCCGACGCCCAGCGCGAACCCTTACGGCAGCATAATACAATCATCCCCTAAAGGCGCCACCGGCACCGGCACGAGCGGCGGGTATTACCGCTTCAATGCAAAGCTGCCCCTGCAGCAGAAGGATTATCTTCAAGAAATGGCATGGCGCAACCGGATCACGATCACAGAATACATTGTGCGTTTGATACAAGCGGACATGGAAAAGCACCCCGAATGGACAGAGACATTAGACATACTGAACAAATAAGCCACACCAGACACACGATGCACAAAGACCACAAAGGCAGGTGATAGCTTGAAGCTGTCAGAGATCTATACCCTATTGGAGCAAATCCCCCCACAGCGCGACGATGAACCTATCGGAGAATATGCAACCCGCTATTGGGATTCGCTGCCGAGGATTCCTTATTCAGAGCTGCCCTCAAAGATCAAAGAGCAGATCCGGGAAACCGCCCCGCCCTCAATCCTGTATCCGTTTATTGTTCAGTGTTGGGATGCCGAAATCGTCCAAAATGTTACCCCTGAAGCTGCCGAGATCCTGCAGGACTTCTTAAACATGGCCGGCGCTGCAGATACAGAGAAGTTTAACAGATTGATGATCCGGACGCGAAACACCGCCAAATATCAGATCGAGGGAAGCCGTGAAAGTGGACTCAGGGCGAACATTTACGGCGACGAAATATTCAAAGCCTTTGTAAATGTTGTCTGTTCTGCTTTTGCTTCAAGCGATACTTTGCCAGGACAAATAAAAATGGATCTTTCCGTACTCCCGCAGCCGTCTTCTATCCTTCCTGTCCCCGCCACGACCCCCATATACCTTCTGACCCGTGTGTTGAATGCCGGCCCCAAAGGCCCGACGCAATCCAAAAGGAACCGGCATGAAAAAATCGAGATTACCGTTGATAAAAGTCTCGACATAGCGCAATACACCCGGAAAAGCAAAAACCGGCAGCAATTTGTTTCGGTCTCGCACCCAGAAGACACCTTAAAGGGCGGCGGCAAGCTACTCGGCAAACTGTTTATCTTCATGCTCCAACACTGGCAAGCATCCGGTTTCGGCAGACTGTTTACTTTCCCCCTGCAGCAGCTCGTAGACAGAAACATTTATTCTTCCCTGGACACCGCCCGCGTCGGCCTTGACACATTCATGTTACGGCAAGGATCTATCCAAATGGGCCAGCTGAAGACTTATACCGAAAACGGCCAGCGCAAAAGCCGCCTGGATGCAGGTTTTTTGTTCTATCATCACAGTATAGACAACAACGAAGTCACAGTCTACGTCAATGAGCAAATGCCGGTTTCCGTTGTTTCGGAGTTTTTCACGATGATTCCGCAGTATGCTTACGGTCTCGGCAGCAATGCCTTTTTCATAATCTACTATATCATGTACCTTGCCAGGCAAAACGGGCAGGCCATGAAAGAGCATAACGGCAGATTCAAAATAACAATTGATTCGATCCGGCAGGCGCTGGAACTCCCGGCCCCCGAAAATGTAAAAGGCAGAAAATACCGCGAGAAGATCCAGCAGCCCATACAGAACGCCCTTGAAGAAATCGAAATTGCACAATCTGAGCACATGGCCGAGATGCAAGACTTCAGTTTCACCATAACCCCAAGCTGTGACGAATCTGCATCTATCAATGAGTGGTTAAACGGTAATTGGGAGATCGAACTATCCCCAAAGTTTGCAGAGAAGTTTATCCCAATTTCAGAACGCAAGACCGATTACAAGAAAAAGCGTAAAGACGCCCGGATAAAAGCCGAGGAACAGGAAAAGGCGAGGGCCAAAACCGAAGAATCAAAGTGATTTTTTTCAAGGCCAGCGACATTTTCCGGTGCACCAGCGACATTTTCCGGTGCACCAGCGAC